GAGATAGAAGTTGTTACTGCTATGGGTACTGTACTTCTAAACAAACCATATCAAGCTACAACGGTAAGCGTGTTTGAATCAGCTCCAAGCAAACCTGTCATTTTAGATTTGACCTTAGATGTTATTGATAACATGCTCATTGTTACTCCTCCCAAAAAAGAAATAGTCATACAAGAAGAAACCACAACAAAAAAAAGCGACAGCGTACTTGATTTTAATGATTTAGATATAGACTATCTTGCTGAGGATTTTCTTTCTGACGATAGCCTTGAATACAATGAGCTTTCAATTAATTATCTTGATGTAAATTATTTGGAAGACCTATTAAATGTTTTAGATGCACTTGCTATAGCAGAAGAAGAAGATGTTTTAGCACAAGCAACTAGCACACAAATAACAGGAACACTTCTAGGCAGAGACCCTGAAACACAAATTACTACACTAATAACAGGAAATGTTGTAAGCCTTAGAAGACAGGTTAATGAAAGCGTCCGTGTGGATTTAGATGGCAGCAATTCTTACACAGTCATCTTTATACAAGACGGTATTTCTAATGTGGTTAAAGTAAATGGAGGCGGTGATTCGGTCATAACAATTACTCAGTCAGATTAAATAAGTGTAGATAAGTGTTGACTTCTGTTGAAATCTATGTATACTGGTATGTATATTAAATAAAAAGGAGTTAATTAATATGAGTAAACCTACATTACAAAAAGTGTATGAGAAGATGACTTTAATCCAACAGAATCCAAAAGACCTTTGCTTGGTCTGTGTTTGGGATGACGGCAAACCTGCAATAGCACTGGGTCTCAAAAATGGTGAAACGATGACACCACTAGCAATTATGCTAGACCAAGAAAGGTGCGACAATCTTGAACCTGATTGGAATAATTTTGATGAAATTGAATCAGTCATTGCAAAAGCACAAAAGGCGGAGGACAGAACGACAAAGGAGCAGTTTGACAAACATCATGCTACCATTGATAAAATTTTTGAAGATTCAAGTTATTAATGAAAAAACTAATCGTACCAATATTGATAACACTAGCTTTACCGCTAGTGTTTCAATCTACCCCAACAGAAATACTAAAACTAAAAACATTTGACGCACTGGTTAAAGAACAAGAACCAAGTGGAAACTTTGTAATTCTCAACATATCAGAATCTGATGTTAGAGAAAGAGGTGGCTTTCCATTTCCAAGAAGAGACCTAGCGCAAATACAAATAGACTTAATTAACGAAGGAGCTATTGGAGTTGGTTGGGCAATGAGCTTTTCAGAGGCTGACAGGTTTGGAGGTGATGATGTATTTGCACAGGCATTATCTTTTGCGCCCAGTGTGCTTGCTATGTTTGAAACACCAAACGGTCAATATCCAAAAACAGTTGGGACGGTCATAAAGGGAAGCGAAGTTGGCGGCATACCAACACAAGGCATTGTAGAAAATATTGATATCTTAAAAGAGCAAAGCTATCAAGGTATAGCAACGGCACCAGTAGATATAGATAACCTAGTCAGAAGAATACCTTTGTTAATGAAAACACCTGATGGATGGTCGCCCAGTTTTGGCACAGAAATATTAAAAGCATTAACAGAAACAAGGTCCTACATTATCACTACAAATGATAATGGTATTCAAGAAATTGCAGTTAGACATTTACCACGAATCAAAACAGACAGCCTAGGTCGTAAATGGATTAGTTGGGTAAATACAGAAGAAACCACATTAAAAGAAATGAATGTTGCAGGAAAGTTTGTAATCATTGGAGTTACAGCCAATGGAATTATGCCACAAGTAGCAACCCCAGTCGGATTATTAGAACCGCACAAAATACAAGCAGCATTATCTGAGTCAATTCTTTTAGAAAACTCACCAATTATACCTGACTGGTCTTTAGCAGCAGAAATCTTCATTTTTGGAATAATTGTATCGCTGACATGGCTTCTAATTAATTATCTTGGCATGACCCTAGGCATTGCATTAGCTATTTTAACAATGCTGTGTACGGCTTTAGGTGGCTACCTGTTGATACAAGCAGGAATTTTACTAGATATAACATGGACTTTAGTTTCACAATTTATTACAGGAGCCATAGCTTTTTATTTACGCTTTAGAGAACAGTTTAAATTGCGCCTACAGATAAAAAAACAGTTTGAACATTATCTTGACCCAAGACAAGTTAAACAATTACAAAAAAATCCTGAACTACTTAAGTTAGGTGGTGAAAAAAGAAGATGCACTTTTATTTTTACAGATTTGCGAGGATTTACCGCATTAAGTGAATCCGTAGAACCTGAACAAGTTACATATATTATGAACAAAGTACTAACAGCACAAGTAAATGCAGTACAAAAACACGGCGGTTTAGTAGACAAGTTTATTGGCGATGCCGGGATGTATATATTTTCAGCACCTCTTGATGTTATGCATCATGAAAGAATAGCTTTAGAATGTGCATTAGATATAATAAAAAACACCGAAGATGTTAATAAAGAATTAAAAGCAGAAGGCTTACCCGCCATAGCAATAGGAATTGGTATAAACACTGGTGAAGCTATCGTAGGCAATATGGGCAGCAATACTAGATTTGACTATTCTGCTATTGGCGATGCTGTTAATATCGCAGCTAGATTAGAGTCTGCAACAAAAGAAAGAGGCGTAGACATATTAATAGGCGAAGAAACAGAAAAGTTTTGTGGTTATAGATTAAAAGTGTTAGAATCTATCAAGGTTAAAGGGAAAGAGAAACCATTAAAAATTTATACAACAAATTAATAAAATTTATGGCAACAACAAAAGAAGCAGTTACCAAAATAGAAGCACACGAAAGAGAGTGTGCGATTAGATATGAAAATATAGAAAAAAGACTTGAAGACGGCGCAAGGCGTTTTGACAAGCTAGAAAACATGATTTGGGCAGTCTATCCATTTATTTTACTTTCTGTGGTTTTATCTCGATTTGTATGAGCAAGGTTTTTATAGGTATTATTTTTGTTTTGACATGCATAACCTATTATCTCTTTAATCAAAATCAATCTCTTTCAGCCAACAACATTGCGCTAGAAGGCGCTGTAGCTACACAAAAAGAAGCTATAGAAACACTACAAAATGATTTTAATTTACAAGCGGGTAGTTTATTAGAGCTGCAAAGTCGCAACCAAGAAATACAACAAGAAATGTCAAGATACCTTGACATATTTAAGCGTCACAATTTAACAAAATTAGCAGCAGCTAAACCCGGATTAATAGAACCAAGAGTAAATAAAGGAACCAAAGATGTATTTGATAGCATTGAAGAAGATAGTCGTAACATCGACAGTCTTGATAATGGCTTGCAGTTGCAGTCTGTTACCAACTAAACAGGTAGAGATTGTATCTAAGCCTATAGAAAGAACTATAGTGCAACCCATTATGCCTAGAGAAATAGATTTAAAAGACCCTTACTGGTATGTGGTTTCAAACAAAAATATTGATGAGTTTTTAGTAAGAATAGAAAAGGAAAGCGGTCAAGTTGTATTTTTTGCAATGTCTGTACCTGACTACGAGCTTATGGCTTACAACATGCAAGAATTAAAGAGGTATATTAATGAGCTTAAAGAAGTTGTTGTGTATTATAAAAAAGTTACAACACCACAAGAAGGAGATAACCAAAATGAAAATATCAAATGAAGGCATTAATTTAATAAAATTTTACGAAGGCTGTCCTACAGATAAAGACGGCAACGTAGTTAGTTACAGATGCGCTGCCAATAAAGCTACTATAGGTTATGGCAGTCTAAAGCTTATTGACGGCAGTCCTGTAGAAGACGGCATGACAATGAGCAAACAAGATGCTGAGGATTTACTTGCACACGAGCTACATGAGTATGAAGGCTATATTAACGACATAGTAAAATCTGAATTAAAACAAAATGAGTTTGACGCTTTGGTTTCATGGGTTTTTAACTTAGGACCTAGCAATTTGCGAGCCTCTACATTGCTAAAGGTCTTAAATAACAAAGACTGGGCAGATGTACCAAACCAAATAAAAAGGTGGAATAAAGTTGCGGGAGTCCCTAACGAGGGATTAATCAAAAGAAGAAATGCTGAAGCCTTATTGTTTGAGGGCAAAGAATGGGGTACAGTTTAACTGACATGTTTGTTTGTGGATATTCACGAATATCTCCTCTCTCTCCTCAACAGCGTGTCAGGAGAGTCAAGCGTCCTTTAAAACATTTTGGCTCTCCACCTAATGCTTAATTTAGAAAACATAAAATCATTTGATGCTTTATCAAGAGATGAGCA